AAGTTGACGGACCACGGCCCAGCTGTTGGACTCACACCTCCACAGTCGTAACGAAGGGCGCGAGCTGCCCAGCCCCTAAGCAAGGCAAAAAATGCCGCGAGTGCAGGAAGTGTTGGACAAAATCAGTTAAGAATGTAAGTTACGGCAAACACTAATGGAATTCAAACACCCCAAATATTACACAGAGTTAAGAAAAATATACAAGCAAGCAGAGAAGCGCAAGCAACAAGCGAGCAGTCAACAAGCGAGCAAAGTCTCGAGCACCGTGGACCAAGATCCACGAGCAATAGACGAGCAAGCAAAGCCCTCCTTTAAGAGTTCCTGAATCATGGACCCTGGAACAAGTATCATGGCCCCCTGACCAAGGTGCTTGGCTAAGATGAAAGTATCGTTAGGATGTGATGTGTGGAAGGAGATTTGGTGTGGAGAAAATCTGATTTTATTACTCTTTGTGACTTTTAATTCAACAGTGAAAAAGTGCTTATTAGTATTGTACCCCAAACAATCAGGCATACCAATACCAGCAAGATTTTCAATGCGATTCCAGATAATACCTGGGGTATTCTTCTTAAGTTCTTGGTATAATTTGCGCTCTGGACCCATGCGGATTTTAAAGTAATCATACCTTTCTAATTATGGGGCCTGGAGAGGCTACTTCGGTTGCAATTTTG